AGATCGTTGTACAAGTCCTTGCTGTGATACCTAGTACCTACTACCCACTCCTGTGCATCAGCACCTTCGATGGAGGATAGTAGTGAGTACTGACTAGCAACCTTGTTTCTACCCTCAGATGTCAGAGCATTCTCAGCTACAACAACATCATCAAGCACAGCAATGTCACAGTGTAGACCAGTCAAGGATGTAGTTAAACCACCAGTGAATACACTAGGGTCACGTACATTCTCTTTCTTACGGAGGGGGTGGTCTAAGCTGATCTCTGAGTTAGTCCACCGGGTACGTTTACCCTCTTCTTGGTGTATGTGCTCAGGCCAGTAACGTCTAAAGATCTCTGAGGTAAAGATACCTTTAATGAAGCTAAGTTGCTTCTCAGCTAAGTTAGCAGTAGCAGAGATATAGAGAACACGTAGGGTAGGGTTCTTAGTTAGTTCCCATGCTACACGATATGCTACAAGCCTAGACTTACCGTGATCTCGTGGGAACAAGAGAAGCTGAAAGTCTTTAGCACCTTCCCTTGTCCACCATTCGATTACTTCCTTATGGCAATCCCCTAAGACCTGTTGTGGAGCAACCAACTGTATGAAGAACTCTAGGTCATTCTCAGCTGCAAGTCGTATCTGGTCTAGTGTATCTTTGGTTGCCATGCTGTGTCCTTAAGGTTCTACGGGCCAGTCATCATCTTCTAGGTTAGGCCATGCGTCTAGGTCTGTGATACCCCGTAGCTCTTGACGGTAGGTAGCCCATGCAGTCTTTGCTTCGTTACTGAGAGGACTGTCATTCATCTGGGTCCAGTCAGTATCATCTAGGAGACCATCTCGTTTAGTACGATTAGACTCAGCTACCTTAGAATCTAGACCAGCTTGGTAGGCCTGTTCTTGTTCTAGCTTACTGTGGAAGACACCATCGTCATCAGTGTAGCTAGTGAACATATCCCGTGCAACGTAGTTCTCTACCCAATTACCGTTAGCGTCTTGTACTACACCATCACGTACAGAGTTCTGATACTGTGTAGTTGTAGCCGCTGGGCTGCGTAGGACAGCCTCTAGGTTGAGGCCATCCAGTGTTGCTTGCTTCCATGCTCGAGGCAAAGATACGTTGCTGTAGTGGCTCCGCCATTGACCTTGGGTCTTAACTTCGCCTGTTTCTGTGTGTCGATATTCAGCCATCAGAGTGATCCTTTCGTGATGCTGTTGATGTTGTAGTCCGTTAGGACGTTGCGTAGATTATGCGATTGCATAGAAGATGTAGGTTTCACTCGGCGTGTTTAGCGAAGGGGACGAAGCACCATACGCTGTTAGAGTAAACCCTGCGCTATAAGGGTCTATACTATCGTACTGATTATCTTCGGCAGATGTGGAGTTTAACTCAAGGGCAGGGTCATTTCCCGACACAATACCTCGAGCTGTGTCGTACACATACCAGTTTCCACCAGTCGTGTTTTTAATCAACACAAACCTTGCACCTGACGTAAAGCCGCAGTCGATGTTTAACGTAGCTCCCGTACCCGTGTAGCTCCCCACCTTCGATATACCGGGGAGGCTTGCGAAGAGGTAGGATATGTAGGTGTCTCCAGTGCCATTTACAGTCTCTGAAGACCCTAAAGTAAAAGCACTTTCTGTAGGGTTTGTATTATTCCAGAAGGCGGGGCTAGTGGCAGCAGTCGCAGTGTCAAACTCAAAGGCTTTGCCACTTCCTGTTGCGGAGTTGTAAATCTTCCAAGACCGTGCTGCGTTTCTCTTCTTCACCCACATCATCTCAGGGGCAACACCAAGGTTATGGCTTACAGTTCTACCTGCTGTTGAGTTCCCGCTGTATGCCACAACGTCGAAATAGCCGGGGGCACGGCGGAACTGATGCCCAACAAGAACTGTCGCCTCAGAAGAAGGCGCATTAGCGTTGTAGCCGTTATTGTAGTCAAACGTATTAGAAGCGCTTGAACTTTCTGCGTTGGTGTTTGATGTGGTGAGATAACCAGTTCCAGTCAAACGTGAGAGCATAAACGGATAGGCTGCATTGCCGCTTCTGTTCAACTGAAGAGCTGCATCAACTGCAAAAGGTGCTCTGAAAGCTGGTGCCTTACTGTCCGCAGCAGTTCCGTAGAAGGCAGGCGCAAACACCTCAGTCGCACTCTCAGGTTGAGCAAGAGGGCCACGGCGAATAGCTACGTAGGCATAGGTTCCGCCAGCACCATTGTAAGTAGTGTTATTCGAATGACATTTTAAACCTGTAGCAGTTAAATTGAAATTATTGTCTGGGTTTTCTGCATAGGACTCATTGGGAGCAAGGGTGGGGTCGCCGGGGATGCTTTCGCCGTAACTAATACCCCTCATGTTGTCTATTATTTGCCAGTTTGCACTAGAGTCTGTACGCTTCCACATAAACCACTGAGGCTCAAACCCTAAGTCAATCACAGGGCCATCAGTAGAACCATTACCAGTATAACTCCCACACTTGATAATATCTTGGTCACCATCAGGGCCGAACTCACCGTCACCATCGTTGTGTGCGAAGAGGTAGGCAACGTAGGTGTTGTTAGTGTCGTTTGTTGCAGCATTACTACCTACCGTAAAAACTGAATCAGTAGGGGCAGTATCATTCCAGAATGTACTCTGATTAACCTGTGCACTTGTTGTGTTAAGTTGTATTCTCCAGTGGCCTCTATCTGTACCGTTATTAAGCTGCCTGTGATATACACCCCAATTAGCGTCACTACCTGTGTTACATACTAAAATCATACCGGGAACGCTGCCTAAGCTATGGCTAATGTTCTGGGCAGAACCCGTACCAGTCCATGTCACCACATCGAAGAACTTAGGGGCTTTGCGGAATGTCCAAGAGGCGTAGTTATCACCGTTTACAGCATTTGTTCTTGAGGAACCTCCTACAGAAAAACCATCACTTCTAAAGCCGTTAATTCTATTAGTATTCGTATCTGCCGCCCCAGTATCCGCAGGGTTTAGACCTTTATTAACGCCTCTTGCAGTATCAGTAATAATACCAGCATCTCCACCGTCACGATTCTTAACCCAGACCATTCCACCTTCATCGGATAGATCAATGCCATTAATAATATTTCTATTAGTCCCATCACCCGTATACAAATAAGTGCTGAACACCTCATCAATATCAAGGGGATCACCACCAGCATTACCAGCAGCAGCTTGGAGCATTTTCTTTTTAGTAGCCATGTGTGAAGCTCCTTATTAAGCTAATGCTTGACCAGCTGTGAAACCGTACCAATTAGTACCACCATCGTGAGTAGTGAATACGAATACATCTTTAGCTGAAGCTGTAGCTGTCAGCGTTGGTGCGGTAGCGGCAGGCCAATCGACAGTTGAGGGCCATGTAACTGTGTAGCCACTAGCTGAACCGTCTTGGATAATCTCAATGCTGAACGAGTAAGCTGTGCCGCTTGCAGGTGGGTTGCTGAACGTAAACGTAGTGTTCTCTGTCAGTGTGTGACTGAATGAGTTACCAGCTTCACAGTTTACTGTAGTGGCGTTACTTGCGGATGTAACCGCTGCATAAGTCTCATTGTAGCTATCAGCTATAAACTCACCAGCAACATCTAAGTCACCGTTTGTATCTACGTTTACTAGCTCAATCCAGTTGCCACCGTGTGCAAAATAGCCTTTGCCTGTGCCATGAACATGGGCAAACATACCGTGATACGTTGAAGCAGAGGGCAAATCACCTGTAGTCGAATACACATTAGAGTATAAAACTTTACCTGTTGTGGTAATGTCGTTTGATCCCATGTCAATGTCACCAGTAAAGGTTGCCCCCGTTAGAGAAGCATACCCCGCACCAGCGGCCTGTACCGCAGCTACTTGAGTAGTACCTTCTGTCGTTACACGGGCGACTTGCGTAGTACCCTCTGCAATTACTGAGGCTACCGTGACTGAGGGCGTTAGTGCTTCCACAGCCTTACCTAAAAGCAAGAACTCCTTGCCTTCAGTTGTGCCTGTCGTTGCATTCATTTTTGTGTTGAGATTTGTCTCAAGA